ACAACAAGGATTACTTTGTGGGCGACTATGTGACCGTGGAACAGAGAAGATTCGGCTTGATTCAACCCAGAATCCAGCTGATCGGCATGGTGGAGAGTTTCGATCAGAACGGCAGAAGTCTGACCCCGACATTTAAAGAAATGGAGTGAGCATATGGCATTTTCCTATGGATTTTTTAACGCACAAAACCTTGACCGGGTGTATACCGCAGAGGATTTCACCGCATATCTGTCCAGCCTGATTTGCAATGGAATTCTGGATACTTACCGGCAGTGTTTTGCACCAACAGTCAAAAATTTGTCCGTTACATTCGGCACGGGCAAGGCGTGGATCGATGGGCATTATTTTATCAGTGATACCCTGCATACCATCGACCTTTCTTCTTATGTAGATGAATCTCTGAATCGTTATGTAGCAATCGGGATCTATTGTGATCGTTCTACTCGTACCTGTGGGATTCGTATTCTGGCAGGTACAGCAGCCACCAGTCCAAACATTCCCGCCTTTACCAACAACAATGTGACGACTTATCTGACTTTAGCAGTTGTAAGACTGCGTGCCGGAACGACAAGTATTCTGGATTCCGATCTGACAGACTGCCGTGCGGACGAGAGCAAATGCGGTTACTGCAAGTGCATCCTTGGCAAGTGCAGAGTGACAGAGATGCTCGCTGAAATGGCAAAGACAAATGCCACACTGGACGAACTGCAAAAGCGGCTGGATGCGATGAACAGTCAGATTTCTGAACTGCAGACCAAGGTAGATGACTTGACGGCAGGCGAAATCCTAGCAACCGGACAGTGCGGTGAAAACATCTACTATGTTCTCTATGACAACGGCAAACTGCTGCTGCGTGGAACGGGTGCAACATACGACTATACTTCTCATGATTCTGTGTTTTATCAAAACGATCAGATCAAGGAAATCGTGCTCAGCAATGGCATTACTGGTCTGGGTGACCGTTTGTTTTATCATTGTGCCAATGCGAAAACGGTATCTCTGCCGGCTACACTGACCAGCATTGGGAATGCCGCTTTTGCACAGGAAGATGCTGCAATCGGCTATACCGCCGGTCTGACTTCTGTTACCATTCCGCAGGCAGTTACTGCGATTCAGTCATATGCCTTTTATCACACCGCCATTGCAGAAGTCACTGTGCCTGCCAGCGTGAAAACATGGGGAAAGTATGTTTTCAGCGATTGTACAAAGCTGAAAAATGCTCGTGTTGCGTGTGATTCCATTGGTGCTTTTGCGTTTACAAGATGTACAGCATTGTCCAGCCTTACCATTTCTGCGAATTGCAGAACCTTTGGGGAAAATATGCTGGCATACTGTGAAAGTCTAACAGACATCACATATGAAGGAACGATCGCTCAGTGGAACACCATCACCAAACCGGTCAACTGGATGTCCTCCGGAGAACATTCCTACAACAATTATCTGAAAAAGATCCAGTGCATAGACGGCTATTTGGAATATGATCCTGAAAATAATGTGTGGAATGAGGTGAAAAACGGATGATGAAATTCTTAGTGAAACAGCAAAAAATCGAAGTGCTGGAACGAGAGATCATTGCTTCTGACCAGATCGCATTTGTTTTGGTGAAATTCGTGTTCGATGGGGCTTGGAAAACGCTGCACAAGGTGGTGCAGTTCACGCAGTGCGAAGAAACATACAACTTGGTGCTTGGCATAGATGGAACAACCTGTTTGCTGCCTGCCGAACTGCATCCCGGTACAGTGAAGATGAGTTTGTTCGGCTACGATGCAGAAAGCGATACTACACTGCGTGCAACAACAGTACCCGTCACACTTCACATTCGACCGTCCGGTTTTGTCGCAGATGGGGATACGCCAATTCCGCCGACTCTGGATTTATATACACAGCTTTTGAAAAAACTGGACGAAAAGGCTGCTGGACTTCAAAATGGAAAAGATGGATTTTCTCCAAAAGTGAAAGCGGAGCAAATGAAGTCTGGTGTTGTAATTACCATTGTCGATGCCGATGGTGAAACTTCTGCAACGCTTCATCATGGTGCAAACGGAGAAAAAGGTACAGACGGTAAATCTGCATATCAAATTGCAGTAGAACAGGGTTATCAAGGCTCTGAATCAGATTGGCTCTCTTCCTTGAAAGGCGATAAAGGTGAAAAAGGCAATACAGGAGCCAAAGGAAATCCCGGTCAAGATGGTGCAGATGGAAAATCAGCATATGCAATTGCAGTGGAGCATGGCTACGAAGACTCCGAGGAAAAATGGCTTTTATCCTTGAAAGGCGAAAAAGGTGATACTGGTGAGCGTGGTGAAAAGGGCGATGCTGGCGTAGCCGGTAAAGACGGCTTTTCCCCCATTGCTGCTGTGGCGAAAGACGGCAGTGCGGTGACCATCACCATCACAGATGTCAATGGGACAACGACTGTAACACTGACAGAGGGCACGGCAGTAGACCTCACCCCATACGCAAAGACGGTCTATGTGGATGAAAAAGTGCAGGAATTGTCCGACAGTCTGACGTACACCCTGCAGGAGCATACACTTTCCATCACACACCTGGAAGATAAATCGCATACCCACGAAAATCAATCCGCATTGGATCAGATCACTGCCGCTAAAATCGCACAATGGGATGGTTTCGGCACACAAATCAATGGGCTTAGCACAAAGGTTACAGTCTATTCAGAAAAGACAGAACGTACTTTGGAGAGCCTGCAAAAGCAAATCGATAATCTGACAAGCGGCAGAAATTACACCGTCCTGTTTCAGTCCGGGCAGAATGCCATTTCGACCTATGCCTCAAATCTCAGTATGATTCTGGACGGCAGGTATCAGACAATGGCGGATTTCCTGACTGCTTATCCGCAGTTTTGCAGTGCAGAAAATGATTTTGTGCTGTCCTACTCGCAAACGTGTTTTAACTGGGATAAGTCGGTCTTGACCGTTTGTACAAAGTCTCTGTCCTTGACGAAAAACGCTGAAATCGTGGTGTCCTATCAGTCAGGTTCCAGCGAATCCGGAAGGCTGTATCTGGTGCAGAAACCGCAGAAGATCGACATTCCTATTGGTGTGTATGTGAATACAGAAATCGATGCAAATCGTGCGGTTTCTCTGGATTTCCAATGGCTGCAGTCGGACACCTTTATCACCACCATCACAGAATGCACCAGCATTTCTGACGGCGAATATTACCTTGCCTGGGTGGGCAGAAGCAACAATTCTCATCCGAAAATCCGATTCCTGAAAGTACTGGAGGGTTAAAACATGATGAAAGATACCATTTGCGTGGCTGTCGGCTTGGTCGGTGGCTTTTTTACTGCCATTTTTGGCGGCTGGGACTCCGCTTTGGTGACACTGGTCGTCTTTATGGCAATCGACTTTTTCACCGGCATCATCACCGCCATGATGAAAAAGTCCAAACACACGGAAAGCGGCGGACTTTCTTCCAAAGCCGGCTGGTTCGGTTTGGCGAAAAAGGTCTGCACTTTAATGCTGATCGTCGTTGCAGTTCGGATGGATATTCTGCTGAATACCAACTACATCCGGGACGCTGTCTGCATCAGCTTTTGCCTAAACGAACTGCTTTCCATTGTGGAAAATACAAGTTTAATGGGGATCCCATATCCGCCTGCAATCAAAAAAGCAATTGATGTTCTGCAAACGAAAATCGGCAGAACCGAAGAAACCACCGACAAGGAGGATAAGTAATATGGCGATTTTAAGACCTGATACATCAACTACTCTGAATGGAGTGAGAATCAACGAGTATTTACTCACAAAACATAATCCCAACCACATTGATATGCCTTCTGTTTCCATGGCAGGAAAAATCATTGGTGTGACTGTCCACAACACAGATTGGATCACCGTAGCAAGCGGAACGACCCCTGCGGAACAGTACACAAGGGCGACGGTCAATAACAACATGAAGGATGTGCGTGTCCATTACTATGTGGATAACGTATGTGCATGGCAGAATCTGCCCCACAGCCTGAGCGGCTGGCACGCCGCTGATGGCTCTGGAAACGGCAATAGAAGAACCATTGCCATCGAGTGCATTATGTCCTCTGCGTACAATTCTACGGATAAGAAGTCGGAGGACAACTGTGCGAAACTTGCCGCAGCACTTCTGAAACAATATGGATTGGACATCAATCATCTCTACACGCATACCCACTGGCTCAATGTTCGTGACGGACGAAATGGAACGATCGACCAGTTGAACACCATGTACAATCGGTACAAGATGTGTCCGGCGTATATCTTGCCCCATTGGGCGGAGTTCAAGAAAAAGGTACAGTCTTATTTAAATGCAGGTTCTGCATCCACAACACCTATTCCTGCAACAAAGCAGCTTTACCGAGTGAGAAAGTCTTTGGCAGATGCAAAGTCGCAGCTGGGGGCATATTCTTCCTTAGAAAATGCGAAAAAAGCTTGCAAGGTCGGATATTCTGTATTTGATGCCAACGGAAATGCGGTCTACACCAATGGCGGCAAGTTCACCAAGGGGCAGAAGGTTACTATTCGTGCCAACACGCCACTGTTCGCCAGTGCAGAAACTACATCTGTAACCAGAAGAATCAGCGGCACTTACTATCTCTATGACGGCATTGCCTGCAAGAACGGTCGTTATCGGATCACCACAAAGCCGGAGTTCTGCGGAAAAACACCGGTGGGACGATTTGTGACTGGTTATGTTTCTTGGGATAATTTTGGGGTGATTGGATGAACGCAGAACAAAAAGACCAGATCCGGCAGCTGCACAGCAGCGGTCTGGGCTACAAGAAAATCGCAGCACAATTAGGGCTGTCTGTCAACACCGTTGCTTCTTTCTGCAAACGGCAGAGAGGAAGTGAATCCTGCCCACACTGTCCGCAGTGTGGGCGTTCTGTTGTGCAGACACCGCACCGAAAGCCGAAACGATTCTGTTCCACACAATGCCATAATACTTGGTGGAATCATCATGCTGTATCGGGGAACGGCAAACAACAACAGCTCTGTCCTATCTGCAAAGAGCCGTTTTTTGCCTATCCCAGTTCGCACCGAAAATATTGTTCCCGTCTTTGCTATGGGAAGCACAGAAAGGAAATGGCACATGGAAAAAGAACATTACCATAAGATCATTACGTATCAAACCACAGTTTCGATTTTGAAAAGCTGGATGCGTGCTGGATTGGTCACGCCGGAGGAATTCCAAAAAATCAACACCATAATTGCCGAACGTTCCGGCATATCTTTGTGCAGTATATTCCTTGACTCCTGCCCGATCGTACGGTAATATGTCATCGGAAAGGGGGAGATTATCACGGCACGAGTGATACAAAAAGTTGCATTTCCACAGAAAAAGCCGTTCCTGTTGAAACGGACGGCAGCCTATGCCAGAGTGTCCAGCGGAAAGGATGCCATGCTCCATTCTCTGTCGGCACAGGTCAGCTATTACAATCGACTGATCCAGAGTAATCCGGAGTGGCTGTTCTGCGGTGTTTATGCAGATGAGGCATTAACGGGAACAAAGGAAAATCGGGCGGAATTTCAAAAGCTGCTGAACCGATGCCGGCGTGGAGAAATCGACTTGATTCTGACAAAGTCCATTTCCCGTTTTGCACGAAACACGGTCACCCTGCTGGAAACGGTACGGGAACTGAAAACACTGGGCGTTGATGTCTATTTCGAGGAACAGCGGATTCATTCCATGAGTTCAGACGGCGAACTGATGCTTTCCATTCTGGCATCTTACGCACAGGAGGAAAGCTATTCTGCCAGTGAGAACAAAAAGTGGCAGATGCGAAAGGACTTTGAACAGGGAAAAGTCGGGAGTATGCGAATGCTGGGCTATCGGCGAACCAAGTCCGGAAAACTGGAAATCGTACTGGAGGAGGCGGAAATCGTCAGAATGATTTTTCTATATTATCTGTCTGGTATGGGTAAGCTGGCAATTGCCAAGAAACTGAATGAACAGCAGATATGCACGGCGCGTGGCTGTGCATGGACGACAGAGGACGTACGGCGAACGCTCCGCAATGAAAAGTACACCGGAAATTTGCTGCTGCAAAAAAGTTTTCGGGAAAATCACATTACCAAGAAAAAGGTGGCTAACATCGGACAGCTTCCGCAGTATTTTGTTGCCGGTTCGCATGAAGCCATCATTTCGCAGGAACAGTTTGATGCGGTGCAGAAACAAATGGCGGAACGGCAGAAAAAATATGCCGGTTCCTGTACCACAAACCGATATCCATTTACGCAGAAAATACGGTGTGCCTGCTGCGGCAAGTATTATCGCAGAAAAACGACTGTGACCGGTGTGGTCTGGATTTGTTCCACTTACAACACCAAAGGGAAAAAATACTGTCCAACAGCAAAACAGATTCCGGAAAATACGCTGCTCTCTGCCTGCTGTGATGTTTTGGAAATATCGGAATTTGATGCGGAGCGATTTGCGGAACAAATCGAACAGATTCAGATTCCGGCACCCAATGAACTGCAATTCTGCTTTTCAGACGGAACGGAACAAACCGTATCTTGGAAAGACCGTTCCCGTTCGGAAAGCTGGACGGCGGAAATGCGAGAGAAAGCGAGGCAGAAAAAATGGCGACAGTCCTAAAAATACCGGCAAAGTTTCATCCCATAACGCATTTGCCGGAAACCAAGGTTCAGAAACGCAGAGTGGCAGCCTATGCCAGAGTTTCCACGGATTCCGAGGAGCAGCAGACCTCCTACGCTGCACAGGTAGATCGTTACACCAAGTACATTCAGGAACGGGCAGACTGGGAGTTTGTTGCAGTCTATACCGATGAGGGCATTTCTGCCCTGAATACCAAACATCGGGATGGCTTTAATCGCATGGTGGCAGATGCTCTGGACGGCAAAATCGATTTGATTGTCACCAAGTCAGTCAGCCGGTTTGCACGAAACACTGTAGATTCTTTGACAACTGTGCGAAAGCTGAAAGAAAAAGGCGTGGAGGTGTTTTTTGAAAAAGAAAACATCTACACGCTGGATTCCAAAGGCGAGCTGCTGATCACCATTATGTCCAGTCTGGCACAGGAGGAGAGCCGTTCTATTTCGGAGAATGTAACTTGGGGACAGCGAAAGCGAATGGCGGACGGCAAGGTCAGCCTGCCGTACAAGCATTTTCTAGGCTATCGAAAAGGAGCAGATGGCTTGCCGGAAATTGTGCCGGAGGAGGCGGAAATTGTTCGGAACATCTATCGTTGGTTTATGGAGGGGAAAACGCCGACTGGCATTGCGAGAACATTGACAGAACAGGGCATTCCGACACCTGCCGGCAAGGAACAATGGTGTTCCAGTACAGTAAAAAGCATCCTGACAAATGAAAAATACAAGGGCTCTGCTCTATTGCAAAAGAGATTTACGGTGGATTTCCTCACCAAAAAATCTAAGGTGAATGAGGGTGAAGTGCCCCAATACTACATTGAGGAAAGTCACCCTGCCATCATAGTGCCGGAGGAATTTGAACTGGTACAGGCAGAATTGCTGCGGAGACAAAACCTACGGCGGCAGTACAATGGGAAAAGTGTATTTGCTGCCCGGCTTGTCTGCGGCGACTGCGGAAATTTCTTCGGGGCAAAGGTCTGGCATTCCAACAGCAAATACCGGCAGGTGATTTGGCAGTGCAATCACAAATTCCAAGGGGTGTGCAAATGCCAGACACCCCATTTGCAGGAGAGTGTCATACAGCAGCGGTTTCAGGCAGCCGTTCAGGAATTGCTGCAAAAGCGGAAAGCGATTCTGGAAAACTGTCAGATGATGCTGGAACTGCTCACAGACTGTACGGATTTGGAGTATCAATTGCAGGAACTGGAAACGCAGAAAATGCGGATTTCGGAACAGGTGCAGGGATATGTTCGGGAGAACAGTGAAATCGTGCAAGATCAGGAAAAGTATGAGGAGCGGTATCAGGCACTGGTGGGACAATATGAACCGCTGCAGAAACAAGAAACCGCTCTGCAGGAACAGCGAGCAGAGCGGTTGGCAAGACGAGAACAGATTCAAGGTTTTCAAAGAATATTGACCGGACAAAATGGGATGCTGCCGGAATTTGATACACAATTGTGGCTGGCTGCTGTAGAAAAAGCAGTGGTGCATCGAGATGGAAAAATCGTGTTTGTTTTGAAAGATGGGACGGAGTTGGTGCAGAAAATTTGAGGGGAGTGGGGTGCAGAACGCACTCCCTTTGCTTGGTGGGTGTGCATTGTATCATTTGTGACGTGCGTTTCCAGTTGCGACGACCGGATTTAAACCATAAAAGCTTGAAAACTTATATTTGAGTTTTCAAGCTTTTTCTTTCACACTGCTTGCAATTTCAGTTTTTTTGTGGTATAATTTCAATAACAAGTAAATCACGATGCGAAAGGGTGATGACTATGGAGAGAATTTTTAATATTACGGGTTCCTGCAATCCGCAGCAGCATTATATGGTCAATCTGGATTCTAGACTTGCGGAGATCAAAAAAATGATCGACCGTGGGGATTATTTTACAATCAATCGAGGAAGATAGTATGGGAAGACGACGATAATTCGTGCGTTAGCTTCCTATTTAAGCGAGGATTATTTTGTCATCAGCATGGATTTTCAGTTTGTTAGTCATTCTGATTTTGTCAGCGAAAGTGCGTTTGTTCGGGGATTCGCACGAGAATTATGGTGTCAAAGAGAAATGCGTGAAATGATAATTCCTGAGATTCAATCACAAATCAAATCATTGAAACAAATTGGCGTAGAATATACATTCACACTCGACTTCTTCCCAAGAACGGGAAAATCGCTGATTTGTTCCCAAAGACGTATCTCCGTGGAAACAAGTCAGCGTATGTTATCAATTCAAGGGTATCGAGGCACGTTGAGTGCGTGGTATTGATGTCAAGAAAAGATGAATAAAAGCAAAAAAGTGGTGTATTTCCGGGCTTTTTCGGAAGTTGAGATGTAAAGCCTAATCATTGAAAAGGCTCGGTTATTTTATAGGGGAACATATCTACTGCGAAAATGTGTGTCAGGTTGTGACCTCGGATTTGATAACGCAAATTGAGTGAGTGGATTAGATGTCAGGGATTTTGAAGTGATTTTTGAAAGAGGAAAAAAGTTGACAACAAATCCGGCAACTCGATAGTAAAGGCGTTTTCGGGCAGTGGAATAGATGTTATGGAAGGAGGAGAATACATGAACGATTCAGCGTGGATTTGGCCAGCTTCGGATATGGATTTCTGGAAAATTGACAACAAAGAAACTTCTGTGAAAATTAAGTGGAGCCACAATTGTTTTGAGGATTATAAGACTTTGTCATATCAGTTCTATAAGTGTGGATACAAAACTTTTGAAGAAGTGATTGGCAGTGGATATGATAACGTTAAATCAGATATGTGGTTTTTAACAGGAATATTCTTAGTTCGACATAGTATTGAATTAGGATTGAAGGCTTTATTATGCAGAGTTTTGCCTCGTAAAAGAGATATTGAAGATGCTTTTGAAGCATGCTGTCATGATGTTTCTATGCTATTTCATAAATATACTGATGTGAGACTTGAAAATTATCTAACTGAAGAAGAGGAAGACTGGTTAATTAGATATTTGGATTCATTAGAAGAAGTTGATAAAAAATCGGACATGTTCAGATTTCCTTTTGAAGATGAATTCCTTTCTAAATACAGGGATAAGTTTTTAGACAATGTGGATGTTGCAAATAATATGCTACAAGGTTATGCGTTAGTAAAAAAATGCATTGAGAGAGGAATTGTTACAGAAGAAGATGAGTTTGACGGAAAATTAAAACCGGAGTTCTTTGTCTTTGCTTCACATGGAATTGGAAATTGTTATTTATGGCAAAGAATTTCTGACGAAGGTTTCCATGTTAAAGTTGCAGGGTATTCTGAGGTGATTGATTATATTTATCAGAATCAAAATATCACCAATGAAGATAAGCTATATCCTCTAATCTTCATGTTTAGAAATACGATTGAATTATGCTTGAAGAGGTTGTTCTATAGTAGAGTTGATAATGGCGTTCCACTGAAGGTGTTTAATTCAAAACGAAAAAGCCATCTTATAAAGAAAGATTTGTGGAAGAACGTTAAACCAGTAATTAAAAAATATGCAAATGATTCTGGCGAAGACCTTACAACTATTGATATAGTTGAAGGCTTATTGGAAGAAATTAACGAATTAGATAAGAATGGGGACAACTTCCGCTACCCAACATCTTATAGTTTGGAATATCGTTTTGATAACAAAGAGTTAGATATAAGCAATGTATATACATACCTTAAAGCAATAATCAATTTTCTTGACGGTTGCGATTCAATGCTTGACGCTATCGCAGATTATCAAAGTGAGATAAAAGCAGAATATGAGGCTGAAATGAGGGCAAGTTTGGATTGGTATTAAAATAATTCGCGAAATTTACAAGGCCTATTATAGAAAACCAAAGGAGGTATTTTATGGCAATAGTGCAAGATGCATATTTCATTCCTGATGATATAGCAACAGGATTAGCAACAGGAATATATCGAAGAATCGGTAGTGTGGTAAGGTGGGCAACTGGTCCTAATAAGGGACAAATAGTAAAGCACCTTAAGCCAATTGACCTACCAGCAGCAGAGCAGGTTCAGGGTGTTGGTGCTAAAGCATTACAGTTTGTAAAACAGCATAAAAAAGAAACAATAATTGTTGTGGCGAGTGCAGTAGCTGTTGGCGCTGGTGCTTGGGTTTGCAATAAAGTAAAAAACCATGAACCAAAGGTTGTAACAGAATTCAGAGCTAGCCTGAAAAGCTATATTGATGCAATTCGCAAGGGGGAGATGGATATTGATAAGATTAATAATCTAATGAGCTCTTTGGAAGCGTTGAAAGCTGACAAAAATTATTCAAAAATCAGTATTCAGCTTACATCAGAAGAACTTGATGTTTTAGTAGGACGAATTTATGAATATACCATGAAGCTGGCAAGTGATAATGAAATAGAAATAGCCGCAGACGACTTAGAAGAAGAAAAAGATGTTATCAAGAATCTGCAATCTTATCTTAAGGTACAGAGACGTATATTTGCTGAAGCTGCATAGAATGGAGGATAAATATGGGCTTTTTCGGGAATTTATTTAAAAGTGAATTTGAAAAATGGGTTGAAGGAGCTTCTCATGAGGAGCTATCAGAGGCTTATGAAGAAGAAAGACAGGATTGGATTAAGAACGGATTCAATGGTGGAACCGGTGAAAAAACTCCTAAAATGAATCGTCTTAATAAAGAAATAAGTAAACGTGTAGCTGAAGAATGGGAAAATGACCCACGAAGAAATAAAGACCCAAACTTCCGTTGGACAGATGCTAATCGTTGGGATAAGGATTAAAATGATAAAGACTCCCCATCACCGGATGTATTCCAGTGGTGAGGAGCCTTTTTGCGTCTATAAGCATTACCCTTCAATATCAATTTTAAGTCCGGACTTGAGCTCCACCGTGAAGTGGTCATCCCAGAGGATGATTTGTTTAAGCCAGCGCTTTACCAAAGTCTCATCGAAATCCGTAAGGCTGGCAGGCTGCTTTTTAATGTAATCTTGCAGGTCATTGATTCTTGCAATCTGTGCATCTCTGGCAGCAGTGTCAACAGTGCATTTTTCACGCTGTTCACGAAGCTGGAAAATCTGATCGGCAATTTCATCGTATGCTTCTTTGCTGTTAGCCTTTTGTAGCAGTTCCTTTTGCAACTCTATAAGTTGCTCGTCAATTCCGTCAGCGGTATTTTTCTGTGCATCTCGGATGACCTTTGCAATATTCTGCTGAAGCTGTACCTGAAATGTTGACTTATCACCAAGGAGCGTGTTAATTGCCTGAACTACCACATTTTCCAATATTGTTTCATTGACGGTTCTGGCATGACACTCCAGTCCGGTGGATTCCAGTCTGCTGATGCATCTCCAAACAACTGATTTACAGCCACGATTGTTCCAGTGAATTCTGCGGAACATTTCACCACAATCACCACAAATTACTATCTGTGCAAAGCAGTGATTACAACTGTAGCAACGCTTTTTGCCATTGGCACTGGTTTTGACCACTCGCCTGCGTACCAGTTCGTCCTGTACTCGTAAGAAGATATCTTTTGGAATGATGGCTTCGTGGTTTCCTTCCACATAGTACTGGTAGTGTAAATTACCTTTCTCACGTCAGCGGAAAATTTGAAGATCGGTGAGATCACATCCCAGTTTTTGTACCAGCTCTTCATGGCGTTTGGATAATCTTTCTCCCACTTTTCTGTGACATGTTCAAGCTGCTTAAGTGCAGCGTCCTCAGACGGTGCGTGATAAATGGTTTTCAAATCGTTGGCAAACTCTTTCTTGTTTTTTGCACCAACATATTTCAGCGTGTTTCTTACTTGATGAACGATACAACGTTGTAATTCTGTCTGTGGAAATGCCGTATTTACGGCTTCTTTCATACCCGAAAGACCATCAGTACATATCACGAGAACATCCTTTACGCCGCGATTTTTCAGTTCATTCAGGACTCCAAGCCAATATTTTGCACTTTCGTTTTCTTCGATATGTAT